TGCTGTCATATAAGGCATATTGTCTTTAGTATACATCTGTATGGCGATCATGTTGTTTTCCAAATTTACATATTGTGAAAACTTTGGGTACAGTTTGTAACGATTATGTATTAAGTCAGTCATGTTAACTCCTTTCGAGTTATGATTTTTAAATGTTAGTTTTGATACGAATGGCTAGATTGGGCTAGTCTAACCTAGCAAAGTGGACCACAGTCCAGTTTGTGTATGGTTTGCTGAATACAAGTGCTAATTTGGTTTCAGCACAATCCAAATAAAAGCGTGAGTTAAGCACATCACTTGTCTTGTGATTGTCCTGTTTTTATTTGGCGTATTGTGTCTAACAGTAATCTTCTCTCTAAATGGAGCGGAAGACTACTTGGTCTTCTCGGATAGAAGCGATTACGCAAATTAGTGCTTGTATTTATGGATACCCAATATAGTCATTATGATGAACACAATCTCGATTGAATTGGTGAATAGATAGGAACGCTGAAGGCGTTTCAAGATTCTGTTCACCAAGATACAAATGTCGCCAATATAAGGTAAATTACTTCTTCCCCGAGCTTTCTCGCAAATCTATTTGGTTCTTGCTTGTCAAGAACATAAGAAAGTGATTGCCTCGTCCAGATTTGGCGATCCAAAATCGTCAAATATGGATAACGGGCTTTGCGAAAACCGAGGGTAATTTACCGAACAGTCATACTTGTTTAGGAAGGCGAACTATGTTCGCTTACGAGTTTTGATCGAGGTTTAAATGAATTTACCCTTTATGGGCTTGGGATCGAGATTCTAAATTCATTTGAGGCGAAGTATCAAAACTTGTAACAATTTGTAACAATATGTTTCTTGACATGGATATTTATGATAGTATTCGTGTTTAGGGATTTATGAAAACCAGAAGTCTGACAACTAAACAAAAGGAGCTTGTTGATACAATCGTAATGACAGGATGCAGTATTACGGAAGCCAGTCAAAAGGTAGGATATGCAAAGGGAGAATCAGGCAGAGTAGTAGCAAGTAAAACCTTACGATTACCACATGTACAGAGGTATATGATGGAAAGGATAGTGAATACCATTGGATTAGGAGCAATATCAGCCTCACGAAAGATGGTTGAGCTTTCAAACGGAGCAAGAAGTGAGTATGTGCAACTCGAGGCGAGTAAAGACATACTGGATCGGGCTGGAATAAGAGTACCTGACCGAGTACAACACGAGATAGCTGGTGAAGTGAAAATAAACATAGACCTGAGTTAATTACCCTACCGTATCTAGTTTAATAAGAGGAGCTTTAGCTCCACATTTGTACTCGTTAGATACGGAACGAGTACTTGTTTTTTCCTGAAGGCAAAACGAATGTTGCCTTCTAGAAGAGGGGGTGGGGGCAAAAACGAATGTTTGTTTATACATATATCTCTTGTCCTCGCATTATAGGTGTAAAAAAAGCACGAAGTGTGAATTGAAAATATATTTTTTATTCTGTAGGGTTGAGGGTTCACCCTAACTCATATACAAAAGGATAAGAAATGAAAACAAATCAAGATACCATCATCCAAACACTGCAAGAACAGAACAAGCATCTCCTAGACAGATTGGAGAAGGCGTATGAGGATAAGAGTGAACTGCGAAGAAAGATGTATGATAATGGCAATGGTAAGGCGAAGTACGTCTACGCAGATGACGGAACACCAGCAAGACTGAACATGAAAAGAGGCGATCCGACCAAGGAAGGCACGGATTAGTGAGCTTCCTTCAAACCATCTCAATAGAGGACAGGAGAAGGTTGAGGAAGATCGTCAAGAAGGTTCATCTGAAGAACTATCCCACCCAGTTCATCAATGACAGGGAGGCTGATAAATTAGTAGAGGCGTTTGGAGAGGAAACAGTCTATAACCTGATCAAGAAGCACAAGGATTTGGGAGAGATTGACTGAGTTTAATTACAAGCCACAAGGAGAGGTCCTAAAGAGATTCATGAAGTCCAATGATTTCTTCAGGGGAATCAGAGGACCAGTAGGATCAGGCAAGTCCGTTGCCTGTTGCGTGGAGATATTCAGAAGGGCTTTGCAGCAAGAAAAGAACAGCCAAGGTATTCGCAAGTCAAGGTGGGCCGTCATCCGAAATACCAATCCCCAATTAAAGACGACAACGATCAAGACATGGCTCGACTGGTATGATGAGAATGTATGGGGGAGATTCCATTGGTCCGTTCCCTACACCCATCATTTAAAGAAGGGTGATATAGATTTAGAGGTCCTTTTCCTAGCATTGGACAGACCTGAAGATGTCAAGAAACTGCTCTCGCTGGAGCTGACTGGAGTGTGGGTGAATGAGGCGAGGGAGATACCCAAGTCCATCATAGATGCCTGTACAATGAGGGTTGGACGATTTCCTTCCATGAGGGAGGGTGGAGCGTCTTGGTACGGAGTGATCTGCGACAGCAATGCTCCTGAAGAAGATCATTGGTGGGCTATTATGGCTGGAGATGTTCCTGTACCTGACCATGTGTCAAGGGATGAGGCGTTGATGCTGGTCAAACCTGACAACTGGTCCTTTTACTCCCAAGCTGGAGGCATGAAGGAAAAGAGAAACACGAAAGGTGATTTAGAAACTTATACGGAGAATGAACACGCTGAAAACAAGTCCAATCTTACTCCCAAGTATTATAATAACATCATCAGGGGTAAGACGAAGGGATGGATTGATGTCTATGTCCTTAATAAATTAGGCAGTATTGAGGAAGGAAAGTCAGTTTATCCTAATTGGAGGGAGGAAGTCCATCTGTCATCAGAACCCTTGCTCCCTGATAAAAATTCCTTGCTGTATGTGGGGATTGACTTTGGATTGACACCAGCAGCGACCTTCGGACAGAGGCTTTCAACTGGAAGATGGATCATTCTGCATGAACTGGTCTGCTTTGACATGGGAGCCATCCGATTTGCCGAGGCGTTGAAGCATGACTTCGCAAAATACTTCAGGAATTTTGAAACGGAAATCTATGGTGATCCGTCAGGAGACTACAGGGCGCAGACGGATGAAAGAACGCCCTTTCAAATGCTCCGACAGGCTGGAATCAAGGCGATACCAGCTCCATCCAATGACATAGCCCTTCGAATTGAAGCAGTAGACAGCGTTTTGAACAAAATGGCTGATGGAAAGCCCTGTTTATTGGTGGATCAGAGGTGTTTGAACCTCAAAAAAGGATTTAACGGTGGATATCACTACAGAAGGATGCAGACTGCTGGTGATCGCTATGATGAAAAGCCCTTCAAGAACAGATATTCCCATATTCATGACGCTTTGCAGTATATGTTCATGGGAGCTGGTGAAGGAAGGACCATCTTGCACGGAAAGAAAAGAATGAACCCGACAAAAGCGAAAACAACTTGGAATGTTTTTGACAAGGTGGATAAACCAAAAAGGAAATCATGGAACATATTCGGAATGAATGGCTAGTATTTTTCTATACGCCCTTTAATCCCCCTTGGTACACAAAATGGCGAAAAAAGGGCTTCACCCATGTTGGAGCTATGAATTTTTATCCCAAATTTGACTGCTGGATGCTTTTAGAGGGGTTGTATGGACGATTGCACGTGGAACTTATTGACGGTCCTGAAGCCCAAAAGATTCTGTCCTATGTAAAAAGATTGAACGGAAAGGTCCTCAAGGGTAGGGAGATGGACACGCCCAACTTTCGTGGAGAGTGGTGGGTGAAGGAGCATAGCTGCGTGAGTTACATTCAGCGACTAATTGGTTTACGATCCTTTTGGATGTTTACGCCCTATCAGTTATTTTGTGCGTTGAAAAAAAATGATTTTCAGCTCTTTGTAGGGCAAGGATTAAATAATGGCTAGACGACCTAAACCTAAACCTAAATCAAGACCTAAAGGATATTAAATGAGTAAAAGAAGTTTTAAAGAGTGGTGGAGTAACCTAAAAGAAGATGTAAAATCAGGATTAGCTTATGAAAAAAAACAACTTGCAACATATTTTAGTTCTGGTTGGGGTCCAAGAATTGGCAAAGGAAAAACAATATATGAAATTCAAGCTATTATGGATAAATTAGAAAAAGAAAGAAGAGCAGAAAAAAAAGCAATCAAGGCAAAAAGAATATTAAACTCTAACGCAAGTAATTAAATGGGAATTTTTAAAAGACCGGAATATCAGGAAACGGAAACCGACAAGATGATTAAGCGTCAGCTTGAGGAAGAACAAAAGGAACGAGCAGTAAAGGAAGAAGCAAGGGCTGAAAGAAAAAGAAGGTACGCCAAAGGAATGATTGGTTCACGATCCATGTTCTCAAGAGCTGGTGGCAGTGGATTCTATGATCCTGAAGGGCAGCAGTATTCATAATGGGAGGTAACAACTCAACAAGCTCCAATTCACAAGGTGACAGTTATTATTCAGGTGGTGGAACTGGTGGGGAATATGACACTCCCACGCCAACGACAAAGAAAA